GATGGGCCTATGTCGTTCTCCAAACTGCAAAGGAATTTCTTTCAGATAAAGGATGATATGAAAAAGGCATCATGGGGTGACCCGAAAGGACTTCCAAAGGTAAGAACAGCAAGAGCAGACTGGATGAACAGGATTGAGGAACTCGTTGGTCCAGTGGATGGGCCCAAATGGAAAGAACTCCAAAGCAAATACCCATCGTTGTTTGAAGAAATCACTGAAGCAGAAGAACTAGCCCGTGTTGCTTTGCAACGATCAGGAGCAGGAGTCCACCCAAACAAAGCAGTTCAACTATTTGAGGAAATGGCTGAGGCTGTGATGGAAGGAGATATTAAAGTATCTGACGCTGCTTTCAAAGAATTAATAACCAGACCTCAAGCATCACTAGGAGTAGGAGAAAGAGCGTACACAGCAGATTTGGTTATTTCAGCAAACTCAAAGCAGAAGAGCAGTATTGCTAATTTGCTGGAAAACGCTAGAAGAGAAAATATGGCTATAGACGCTAGTCCAGTGAATGACATTGATGTGAACCTGATACGTAGAGCAGTAGTGGCTGATTCTCGACAACTAGGTGGAGAATTAGAGTTTGAACTTGGTTTAATGAACGGCAGCAACGTGAAAGCAGGGAAGTTAGGTCCAAAATGCGGTAAGAACCTAGAGAAAGCATTGCCTCACCCTGTAACTGGAGAACTGGTTTACGACATGAGTGTTCAGGAATACGCTGCGCTTGCTCAACAATACAAGGATGAATCAATCTCTATTTTCCCTTCTCGATGGGTTGAGCGAACAGCCAGAAATGCAGACATTGATGGAAGCGTTACCGTATCCAATGGTAAGGCTGTAAGAGTACAAGGCGCTCAGTCAGGAGTAGATTACAGGAGAAGTGGTCTGTATCTTGTTTCCGATAGCCATCCTGACGCTAAAACCCGTGCATATCATTTAGCATTGAATAGGCACGTTGAGGGTGGCTCAATGAGGTCTACATTGACTTTTCTCGATCAGATGGAGGATGTCACCGGAACTATTTTCATGGTTTCTGATGATGTCCCATCAAGAGGAGCAGCAATCAATATCACATTCAATTCTCTAAACCAGTCCACAATGACTCATGAACTTATGCACCTGATGCAGAACCAGAGTGGCGTATTCGGGGATTTAGAGTTGGCGTGGTACAGGAGAAGGATGGCAATGCCAGCACCAACTGAAGAAAACCCATTAGCGTGGCGTGCCAAACCCGGAAAGCAGTACCAAACAACCAGAATGTCTAGTGTTGCAGGATGGGGAGCAGATGAATTAACAGTACCTGATGATCTAATGACGGCGTATGCAGGGAAAACCTACGATAAGGAACTGAACTGGACTGGACTCAAGAACCCGAAACTGCCAAGTGACAAGAATGAACCACTATTCAATTGGGGTGATGGATACAGTAGTAATCGCAGGCCGTCAGAGGCAGTAACAATGGGTACTGAAGGAGCATTCACTATCAAGACCGAAACAGGTTACGACCCATCAGATGTGTTGGAGATAGCAGAATACTTTGACCCTGACACAGGTCGGAAACTAGCAGGAGTTAGTCGTAAAGGCGCAGGAGTATCAACGGGTGAGGCCGATACAGACTACTTATCGTTTATATCAGGAGCATTTGGAGCAATTTAATTCCCGAAATAGAGAACGAGCTGGGGTTTTCTCGACTATTCGACTAGTTTTCTCGACTATTCGACTAGTTTTCTCGACTAAATGGGGATGTCATCATACGATTGCAGAATAGAAGGCGTTCCTGACGTTGCTGATTGCTGCTTCATTTCCTCATATGAGTACAAGAAAGTGCGTTCACACTGTGTGTCATTGAGACTCAGGACTCCTTGTTCTTCCAAATACAACATTGTTTGTTGGAAAATCATGACATTCTGGATGCCACGATCAAATACTGGAGAGACAGTGGAATCGTCATTGGTGTCGTCTACAGGTTTGGGTTCCATTGAAGGCTGATAATAGAACGATGGCTTCAGGTACGACAGCCTAACTTGACCATAAAGTCCCAGGAAATCCTTAATTCTTTCCCGTATCCAGCTCGGGAACTCCACCCATTCATTGGTATGAGCGTTAAATTCCATTCTGAATCGGACCTTTCGGCCTCCAAATAACCAGTAACCTACCCAAATCATATGCTCATGTTATCAGGAATGTGTTTTACCTACGATGAGAATGTCCTGATGTGAGTTATTTTAGTTTCAACTCAGAAAGAGGATTTTTAGAGTGCCTAAATCAACTAAACTATCTGAACTCATTGTGGAGGAAGCGTCTGGTGTAGACCATCCCGCTCACCTTCATGAAGGTTGGATAGTGATGAAATCCACAGAATTGGATGAGGCACTCGATTCTCTCGATGAGGAGACCCATACATCAACTCAAGGAGAACCAGAAGTGGAACTTCAGACTGAAAATGAGGTCACTGAAACTGTAGAAGAAACAGTGGTTGAAGAGGAAGTTGTTGAAACAACCCCTGAACCAACTCCTGTCCTTGCCTCAGTTGAAGGACCAGAAACACATTCAGCAGTTGAGAAGGAGAACACAGACCTTCGCAAAGAGTTGGATGACATCAGGAAGGCCCACTCGGACCTTGTAGAAGAGCGTGAACTAGAGAAAGCGATACATGCTTCCTCTCGTTGGGCGATTCTCCCTGAGTTAAATCCAACAGAATTTGCGCCAGTCTTGCGTTCACTTCGTGCTGCTGACCCAGAAAGTGCTGCAAAGATTGAACAAATCTTCGATGCAGCAACGGTGGCTTTGGGAGAAGCAGGCGTACTGAAAGAACTTGGTACAGACTCTGCTCCCGAAGGAGAAACCGCTTGGGCCCAAATTGAATCACAAGCACAGGAACTCGTTTCCAGTGGTGCAAGTGACTCGATAGCCAAAGCAGTTACCACAATTGCTGAAGAGCAACCAGAATTATACAAAGCCTATATGACCGAGAAGGGGTTCTAATATGGCATACGAAATTCCCGGATTTGACATCGGAACCTTTACGGCTTCCGCTGATCTATCCGCTAAACAGTATTATTTTGTGAAACTATCAAGTGCAACTCAAGTTACGGTATGTGCTGCTGTCACCGATAAACCAATTGGTGTACTGCAAAACAACCCTGAATCAGGTGAACAAGCCATTGTTCGTGCTTTGGGAATATCCAAAGTAAGTGCTGATGCAACCCTCGCAGCAGGAGATGTAATCGGTACAGCGGCCGATGGCCAAGCGCAACCCATAAGTTTAGGGTCAGAGACAACCGTGCATGTTTGTGGACAGGCTATTGAAGCCGGTTCCGCAGGTGAGGACTTAACTGCATTCATCAACATAACAAACGGTAGAGGAGCCTGATATGCCACAACCAACGTCACAAGATGTTCATGTCAATTCGATTCTGACACAAATGTCTGTGGCCTTTATGCAAGAAAATTATGCTTTTGTTGCATCTAAGGTATTTCCACAGATTAATGTCAATAAGCAATCTGACAGTTATTTTGTATACTCACAGGCTGATTTCTTCAGAGATCAGGTTCAACCACGTGCTGATGGTACAGAATCAGCAGGAACTGGATATAGCCTCTCGACGGCAACCTATTCAGCAACCAACTATGCGTTGCATAAAGACATAGGTCACCTCACATTGGCTAACTCCGATTCTCCGTTGGACCCTCTCGGTGATGCAACTCGGTTCCTTTCACAGCAAATGCTTATCAAGCAAGAGCGTGACTGGGCAACCAACTGCTTTGCCACCAGTATTTGGGGAACTGACGCAACACCTTCCACACTGTGGAGTGCTGCATCATCAACTCCAATTGCTGACGTAGAAACAGCCAAAAACACTGTTCTAACGAACACTGGTTACCTACCAAATACAATGGTTATGTCCTACAAGGTCTTTTCAGCCCTTGTAGACAATGATGACATTACCGACAGAATCAAATACACATCATCAGACTCAGTAACTGCTGACCTGTTGGCTAAACTATTTGGTCTTGATCGAGTACTCATTATGTCAAGCACATACAACTCCGCTGCTGAAGGAGCATCCGCTTCCTACGCACAAATTGGAGATAGAGATGCGCTTGTCTGCTACGTAGCACCAAACCCAGGATTGATGATGCCATCCGCTGGCTATTCAATGCTTTGGAGCGGTGTCGGTGGGGGACTTGGAACCAACACAGCAATCAGTCAGTTCGATCTACCCGAACGACGAGCAACACGTGTCGAAATTGAATCCGCTTGGGATTTCAAAGTCGTCAGTTCTGCTCTCGGGTATTTCTTTAGCAACTGCGTTGCATCCTAAACGATGACCTGATTGCTTTCCAAAGCAATTCCCGTGATTGAGGGCCGAGTCCGGTAAACGGCTCGGTCCTCATTCCGTTACAAACACAATCAGAATTGAGGAAATATGGCACAACCGCCAAACAATACAGCAACAGTTACAGCGCTCACAGGTTCAGACCAAACTGTTCTCACAGGAGATGGAATTTTCTTCGGGGGAACGTTCACTGAAACCGCAGGGTCTACTGCTGGTTGCATAATTTACGACAACACAGCAAATTCCGGGACCATACTAGCCAAAGTATCACTTGCTGCTAACGGCATTGAACACATTAACTTTGCTAATGGGCTACAGGCTGGAACTGGAATCAGAGTAGACATCACCTCTGGTACTATTGCTGGTTCAATCCATTTCACATCGTAGGAGTTCATAATGGCTTGGAGTTATTCAGGAGACCCTGATTCTAGTGCCTTAGATGGAATCCGCTTCCTGATAGGCGATACCGACACAAACGATCAGTTACTTAGCAACGAGGAGATCACTTGGGTCAATGCACAAGTTACAGGAAGCACTACTTCCACAGATTCATTGTATGAGGCGTCGTATAGGTGCATGATTACAATTGCTTCTAAGTTCTCTCGATTGGCTGACCAGTCTGTTGGAGATATGCGTGTAGATATGAGTCAGAAGGCCAAAGGCGCTAGAGATCAGGCTGAGGAACTCAAGAAACTAGCAGCAAGAGAGGGTTCAACACCTGTTCCATATGCTGGTGGTATCACATATTCCGATAAGGAAATAGACGAAGATAACAGCAACATTGTCCGACACTACTTCAGGAGAGGTCAGTTTGTGGATGTTCGTGATGGTTCCACAGGAACTGTGGATAAATACGCTGACTTTGGGCCCTATGGAGCGTAAGTAATGGCAGGAGCATCACCATCAGCAGTATTTATGACAGACCTGAAGGTCAATATGACCCCGGATACGGTAAGTATCAGGACAAGTTCAACTGTTAATTCATATGGAGAACGATCATTCTCCGGTGACGCTACAACATACGATGCTTACGTTGTCAGGGTTGAGGCTTCGGATAGGACTGTGAACAACGATCTAGTGGATGTGGATTACGTTGTGTATATTCCTGACGCTAGTTTAACTATGCGTGTAGATGACCAGATAACGCTACCCGCACCTATTTCAGCAACCAGACCTATCGTCAGAGTAAACATTAAGAAAGACCCGTTAGGCCAAGTAGGTGTGATTATTTACTGTGGTTCTCAGACTCGAAGGGCTGGTTAATGTCCTCGATTTCCAAAAACTTCCGATTCGATCCTGAAGAAGTCAGGAATTTAGAGAAGAAACTCAAAGAAATAGGTCTGAATGGTAGGAAAGTAGCAGCGCAAGCAATGTATTCTGCTGCTAATCATATCGGGAATGAATCGCAGACACTGGTTCCTGTAGATACGGGAGTTCTTAGAGGTTCAATGGATGTTACTCGACAGAAGTCATTCACTCAGGCTACGACTAGCGCAATTATCTCCTATGGAGGTCCAGCAGCACCTTACGCTCTGATTCAGCATGAGAATATGGAATTTGAACACCCAACTGGTGGTCAGGCTAAGTATCTGGAGCAACCATTTCTGGAATACACCAAAAACTGGCCGCAATCGTTCATTGACCAGATGGAAGTAGAGGCTGGATTCAAAACTTGGACAGAAGGGTACTCCTGATGGCTACAATCACTGATGTTGGCGCATATCTAGACACAAATGTCAGCAATGTTTCCCTGACAGCAGGAACTAATCTGTTCTACGGGAGGCTTCCTGACTCTCCTGATACCTGTGTTGCGCTGTATGAAACTGGAGGTCAGGCTCCTGATGACACAATGGGCAACAATTCAGCGCCCGTATTTGAGAATCCCAGGATTCAGTTAGTTGTTCGTGCTAGTGCATACGCAACAGCATCAGCGCTTATACAAGACTGTTGGGACAAATTAATGCTGGTCACTAACGAAACCCTGTCATCTACGTATTATGCAAGAATCTCAGCAGTTTCATCTCCGTTTGCGTTAGATAGAGACTCTCAGGACAGAATGGTGTTAGCGTGCAACTTTCAGATCATCAAGACTCCGTAGACCCATACGCTGAAGCTCGGATTGTAATCGAGTCTGATAAGAGAACTCGATTCAAGATTCGATGTGGTTGCTGCGGTAAATTACTAGCGGAAATGGTAACTGCCCCTTGGCGATTACGCTGCCCTCGTTGCAAAGCAGTCAATGAAAGCGCTCCTGATAATGACTAGACCATCCTATTTCAGGGCTTTTGACCTAATTGACCGCTATCTTGAACAGAAATTTGAAGAATCCAGACGACTCAATCAACGAATCGAGGCCGTTGTTGTTGATTTTAATGAATTTCGGGAGCGAAAACTACGAGCTGGGGAGACAACTGGGGAGCCAGATGAGGAGAACCTTCAATGATTTACTGCTTTTATGAATTAGGATTCTGATATGACTGAGAAAACAACGCTCAAACAGGTTTCTCAAAGCGTGAGAACTGGTTTGGAGAACAAAGTTAAGGAACACAATGAGAAAGTTGGTAGTACTG